GGTCTTTCCCCTTTCTCACTAATTGTACGATTCGATCTACGTAAGGTGCAATTACAAGCGTGATCTACGGGGTGAGAACGAATGGCATCTGACGATGGACCGTTAGCCATATGAGAGTGTGATGCGATAATCCGTGTAGGGACAGGTTTCGCTTATGCAGAAAGCATTCCTGTGCTACCAAGGGCCGGATCCGATTACAATCGTTTGGGTGGGATAGGGCCACAACCTGCACCATAACTATTTGGGCGAGTTTCTAGCACAGTGCGGCTAATACCACAGAGAAACGGTTGACGAACCACAACGTTCTGCAGAAGATACAAGACTATGTACGTCTTGTCAAGTGGTTCGGAGCGTCTCCTGACATACTTGTTGAGTGAGCGTCTCCTGATCTACTTGTTGAGTGAGCGTCTCCTGACCGAACCCTCGTTGAGTGAGCGTCTCCTGACCGAACCCTCTGTTGAGTGAGCGTCTCCTGACCGAACCCTCTGTTGAGTGAGCGTCTCCTGACCGAACCCTCTGGCAGCTCGGTCGTACCCTCCACCACTCGGTCGGAAGACCTTCGCTATCAGGTAGGGAGACCTTCGCTATCAGGTCGGGAGACCTTCGCTATCAGACAGCTATCAGACAAAATCTCCGAGGTTTCCGCGACGCCCAGCTCCATCCTGCGTTCCCCAATCACCACCCATCGCATCGCCGGCCCTGGCTGCGAGGAAACCTCTGATGTTTGGCCCGGCTCACTCCTCACCCCTCCACTCGAAACGCAACTCCAGCTCCTGCCCATACACCAGCTTCACCGCGCGCTGCACAAACCTGGCGTAGCGGTGCTCCAGGAAATCCAGGGCGTACCGATCGCAGCAGGTGATCGTCAGCACTTCCTCTTTCGCATCCACATATGCCTCGGTGAGCTTCACGAGCCTGTCCCAGACCGCAGGATCAAGCCGCAAGCTGAGTTCACTTACAACATCTTTCCATCTATCATCCTTTTTTATTTGATCTTCTTGGTAGTTATTATTAGTGCCGTCCCAGGTATCAGCCTCCTTGTCCCTGTCATCAGGGCTACTGTCCCCGGTATCAGGCCCCTTGTCCGCGTCATCAGGGTCGGTGTCCCAGGCGTCGGCAGAAGTGTCCAGGGCACCAGGCATCTTCTTTGAAGCTTCCGCCCGTGCCAGGAAGCGAGCATGATCCCGCTGTAGGGAGGGACTCAGCCGGGCAACCTGTTCGGGTCGCAGCAGAGGGAGGGATTTGCGTACCCGGAAGGCATAGGTCGCGTTATAACTGACTTGCACGCCGCACCTGCCGGTGGTGCCGCGATTACCTTCCACGACGCGATTACCGTTCACGACGAGTACAATCACAAGTCTCTCACGCTCCAGCACTTGCAGAGCGCCGGGCACGAAGCGTTCGCGTCCGTGGTCGCGTCGCACTCTGCCCCGCACCACGTGACGGGAATTGTCCGAATTGGTTAACATGCGGCTCAGGCGTGATACCGAAGGCCAGGCAGTGTCCTTGGTGCCATAGCAAAAAGAGAGCAGCATCTCCCACAAGGCAAAGGCAGCCAGGCCTAGATAGGGCCGCCAAAAGTATTGGGCGTAATGGGGGACCATTACGAAACCCTTCGAGAGGCCGGCAGGATCCGATTCCTCGCCTCGCCCCTTGTCGTTCTTCAAAGACATGCTGACATACCTCCATTGGGTCCACATGGGCGAACAGACTTCGGCCATGCCCAGTGCAGGCGTCGGTTCGCCCCTACGACACGGGCGTCACCCGTAGGGGCAGACCGTCGGTCGGAAGACCATCCCTATCGCAAGACCGTCGGTCGGAAGACCATCCCTATCGCAAGACCGTCGGTCGGCGTCGGTTCGCCCCTACGATACGGGCGTCACCCGTGGGGGCAGACCGGCACCTGTCCTGAGTGAAGCCGAAGGGTGTCTGCCCCCCCTTCTTCAACAGGCAAAAAGCTTGCCCCCTCGTTGAACATGGTCAGTCAGGAGACCTCCTCCGGCGTGAGTTTCTCCCTGCTTTCCCTTTCCTCCTCCAGGCAGATCTCGCACAAGCCAGGCTCCTCCACCAGCAATCCACAGCGAGGACAGTGAGGGGTAGATGTGCGATGCTGGAACCAGCCCCTTCGTCGGCGAGGGATCAGATCGCGTACTAGATACCTACGGACTGTCTCTCCCGCGCAGCCCAATCGTTCTCCAATGAGGCGCAAGGGGAGTTTCTCCTGGTGGTAGAGGCGTGCCAATTCGCTCGACGGGATACTCAAATGAGCTATACCACCCGCTGTCTCACGAGAAGAGCGCCGAGGAATATCGTAGAGCCGCATATTGCGCAGTACGCACGACGACGACACACCGAGCCTCCGGCCAATGGCGCGCAGAGAAAGCTTCTCATCCCAATACAACCGCCAAAGAAGATCCTCGTTTATGTCAATCCGTTCTGTTGACATCCTTCTGTCCTCTGCCCAAATATGGTGGAACGCACTTGCTTCTGTAGACGCATAGCACCTGTCCGCTATCGCTACCTCCCGCCCCTCCTCGTGCATTAGGAGTAGGGGCAGGTGGAGATCTTGCAGGAGCCATTCCCCTGAAACTGAGGCCAAATCTGATCAGGATCATTCGGGTAGAAGAGAGCCGAAACCTGCCCCTACAACCTTGCACTCTCTCGATCACTCACCCATACACCGCCACCACAACCGCCTGGCCCGGGTTATGCTCATCGAACATCACCACCAGCACCAACGCACCAGCCGTCATGTCTCCGTCTGCAATCTCCTTCGCCACCGGGATCCCTGCCAGACTTGACGTCATTGCCCCCACCATCTCCACCGTGGCTACCTTCGGAGGCCCAGCACTGTAAGCCCGCACTATCCCACGCCGTATCTCAGCCCCAGCTAACCCGCGCATCATCCACCATCCGTTCACTACTCGTGATCCGGTCCAATTCCTCGTAGAACTCCTTCAACCTGGCTCTACCCCACGAGTCCCAGTCGCCAGTCACTTCGGAGCTAACGTTGATAGCATCTATCACTTCACGGGCCTGGGATAACACCACCCGGCCAGCAGCACCTACAATCAGCAGCTCACAGCCCACATCATCCGGCGTCGTCTCTGTGGCAGAAGCCAAATCCTTGATCGTGTGCGCCTTCGTGTAGAAGACCCTGATCACCTTGGTCCCATCTGGCTCCGTGTCCACATCCAGGAACAGCGTATCATCGTCTATCATGTACCACTGCACCCAATTTGGGGGATAGTCCGGATCACTGGAGTCATATGGCCACCAGACCCGCGTCACTTGCTCAAGACCCGTCAAGGTGGACAGCGAGTACTCGTATTGACCATCTACGTCATCGATGGTCCCGATCTTCCGCTGCCGCACACGATAAGAGTACACCGCCAAAGCCCATTCGATCGCATCCTGAATCTCGGCCACCGAAAAATAGTCGTTGTCCGAGTCCTTCAGCATCGCTTCGATCGCATCCGTCATCGTGCTCAGAGTGTACGCCACGAATCACCTCCTCGGACCGCGGGCATCCGTCGGAGGTAGTTCCTCCGCGCCCGCCCTCTCAATCACCATCGTTACACCTTGACGCCACCACACAAGCAGCGATAGCCCCAGTCCCACAGAACAACAGCAACACAATCACAACTCCCACGAATGGCACCATCATCATTCATACCCCCTACTGTCAGCAGCTCCCACCAGATAGCGATCTTATTCGTCTCCATCCTGGTGAAAGACAGACCTACTACCTGTAGTATGTCGGCTCTCTGCCAACCAACTACCCCTGGACATGCTCGAAACCCATCAAGACTTGTCCCTCATACCCCACGGGGTATCATCTACGTGGATGCTCCCTACTCCCGCTCCTCACACGTACAGCACACTCACACTCACAGCCGTGCCGGTCAACGCCGCATATATCCCCTTGCTCGCCACCACCGGCGCAGGGAAGATCACACTTGCACTCGTGTTCGTCACCGCCGTCAACTTCGCCAGCACAGTACCACTCCCAGCACTGGCATTGTCGTAGATGATCACCGTGGCAGTATCCGATCCGGCAGCCAAGATCACGCCGGCCAACATGCCAGGGGATGCCTTTACAGCACCACTACTCGCCTTGGTCGAACTCGCAACTGCCATGGCTCACTTCCCCTTCTTCCTGGATGGAGAGACACTCTTCTTCTTGGCCTTGTCCTGAGCCTGTTGTCGACGGTCTCCCGACCGAGACTTCGGTTGTCGACGGTCTCCCGACCGAGACTTCTTCGGCTCAGCCGGCAGCAGCTTCTCCAACTCCCGGATCCTCGCCTCCATCTCTGCAATGACCTCTTCCACCATCTCCCTTAATTCCCGCATCTCGCTACTTCCACCACCAGCCATAATCTCCCTCCAATCTGTGTCCGCATCTGCGTAATCTGCGTAACCTGTGGAGCATCTGTGGACTATCTGCGTAATCTGCGTAATCTGTGGATTCGATGGGCGACGCACCCCGGGGGGGATGTGCGCCGCCCTATGATACGGGACTGGAGAGCCTCCACAGTCTCCATACCCGCAAGAGCCGAGCCGCCGTCTAGCCCAAGTCTTTTCCCCTAACCCCAGGCCACCACCAATGGCGTCACGCACGGACCAGCCCTCGTCTTTCGTCCTCCGTCAGCACTTCTAGTTATTCGCCGTCCCTAACCCAAGCCAGTTGGCCCCGTCCCATAGTAGCTTCAGAATGTCCCCTGATCCCAAGGTCACGTTCCCACCCAGATCAGTGTTCGCACCGTCATCGACGATTATCGCATCGGATGCGTTCTCATTTACCAGGAACACGATCTGACCGGCCACCGTTCCACTGTACACCGCGCACGTGGTCGAAGTCGTGATCGCGGCCGTGGATGTGATCGGCTGGTAGGTCCCCGTCGCCGTTATCGGAGCTCCCTCGGTACAGACTACGACCGATTGCTCGGTGAAGATCTCGTACTCTCCTACTGTTAGAAGACCTCCAACTGAAGCGTCATCAGTCACGGTCAGATCATCAGTAACCTCGATGTCAGCAGCCGACAGGTTGGAAAAGTGAGTCGTTCCCCAACCCGTGCTCGCCGTTAGTATCTCACCACTGCCACCACCTACCCCAACTCGACCACGGAGTAGAACCGCACCGGCGACTATCACACATACCAGGGTCACCAGGAGGAACACGATCCAATTGGTCGAGACCTTTCTTTCCTTGTCACTCATTTGCTTACCTCCCCAACGTTGCTTTGGTCCCACTGTAGATACCACAAGCCAACAGACCAGCCACTACTCCCAGGGTTACAATCTCAAACCACGTCCCGAATCCTGGATATAACTGGCTCACCTGGATACCTACCGCGAAGACTATGCCCATCCCAACTGCTAACGCTGGAGCGTACTGGCTATCCATCCCCAGCGTCTGCTTCACCAACTCCACCAACCCTACGATCAGTGCCACCAATGGCACTCCACCAATTAACAACTCCGGCATCGTAACACCTCCTGTGTTTTTTCCCCTCCTGATAGTGAAGGTCTCCCGACCGAGCGTTCCCACAATGATCTGAGCCGATCCCTGTTAGTGCTTGAGCATGTCCAAAGGGTTCGGTCAGGAGACGCTCACACAACTGACTGTTAGGTGACCGGCACTGAAAGCAAGTGCCAGTCACCCACACTCCCACACTCCCACACCGCCTTTAGGCGACGTTGTTCTTATGCAGCGCCCGATAGTCACCTATCCCCACTGCATAGAAGAACCGAACTTTGATCCTCATCTCGTCGTTTGTGAACATGGACCCCACGACATCAGAGTCAGCCACAAACATCTCAGGCGCTCGACCAAACCGGTAGCCAACGCACACTCCCGGAAGATCCAACGGACTGGCACATGCCGCCCAGTTGTTGGAGTCTGTCCACTCGGGCACCGCGATCACCCGCGCACTGCCCTGCCGCACGTTGATATCGTTGTCACCTGTGCCTGGCTCATTCGGAGAGTTGATGATCGTTAGCGCCGTTTTCTCTAACTCGATCGGCACCAGGATCGTGGCCGGCCGTACTCCGATTCTCTTGGAACTTGTGGCCTCGGCTTGCTTGAACATGGCCTGGATCACCGCGTCCCAGGCACTCGTGCTCAGCGCCGCCGTGAGCAGGTTGCTATGATCCGTGTGGAACAGAGCCTTGCTATCACTCAAGTCAGGCCCTGTACCACTCTGTGCCGTGAACAGAGCCGAGATGGTGCCGCTCAGCGTACGTGCGGCAGCCAGGCCCAACTTCTGGGGCAACTGTTTGATGGCTGCCACGTTGTCACGATCGATAGACTCCAACGTGATTCCGATGTAGTTCCCCATCTTTGTGAAGGAGCTCGTCTCCTCGTTGTCGCTCCAGGACTTCTCAGTGTAAGCCGCACCCTCCGACACTTCGTCCAGATCCGCGATACCACCGAGGGTTATCCATGTGACGTCGTTTAGAGTGTTGAAGTCCTCCTCGTAGGCGATCGGAGCCCACCACTGGGGCCGCATGTTATAGGACTTCAGCAGCACCTTGTTGAGTGCGTTCTTCACCACCGAGGTGATGGTGGAGGTTGTCACTTGACACGTCAACTGGACACGATCCGGATTGAACCGGCCGTACATCTCGTGATCACCGGTCAACAGCAAATACAACTCGCGTATCCCTGTCAGCCTGGGCAAGTCCGAATGTTCGCCCGGTATCTCCAGCCCCATCAGCCGGTCAAACGCCATCTGTATCCGGTCCAACGAGTCCCACATCCCCCGCACCCTGGGTTGTCGAAGGTCTCCTGACCGAGACAGAAGGTCTCCCGACCGAGACCCGTCTGAACCCGTTCCCATCCCCTGGATCACACTCGACTCCTGGAGATCCGCCCATGCCTTCCGGACCGCTGCCACTTCAGCCTGGAGATCAGCAGCATCGAAGATACCACCCTTGAACCGTATCTCTAGCAGATCAGTCATCGCCGGTGGAAGATCAGAGTTCGCGGCCAGCACCGACTGCAACACTGCCGAACACTGTACTCTTCGAAGCTCTATCGTCTCCATACCCTGAGCCGCAGCCATCACCAGCGCCTCGTCACTCCTTGCACTTCCTCCCCCCTGTTCTGTCCCACGGGAGGGATTGAGGGGGGGCTGTACCGGCTGTACATCCTGCACCCCTTCACCCACACCACCCACACTTCCAGACTCCCTTACTTCTTCGTCCATCTCGTCACCTCCATGACGTGCAGACAAATGCGTCTGCCCAACACTATTCAACACCCGCTCAAAACTTCCACCCGCAGCAGGATCAAAGACAATATCGACACTATTCACCCGCCGTATCTCCTCAACGTTTACCCCCTTTCTCCGGATGTACAAATCCGCGCTCAGCCCTACACGAGGAACAGCCAGCCCCTGGTCACGATCCGCCACCAACTGACGCAAGAACCCTTCCAACCAACCCGATGGAGTCATCAGCCGCAGCCGGCCCGTTATCCCCTTCTCAGCCTGGTATCGCACCTGAGTGATCACTCCCGCCAGATCCTTCACGCTCCTGTTGGCCTCGAAGAACCCGCCATGATCTACAAAAACATTTGCGTTCTCGAACAGATTGACCGCGTCCTGGAGAACGCCAGCCGAGAACTCCACCCCGTTTGCTTCACCTGGCCGGATACAAACTACGTCGAATAACCCGCCCTCCGACACCGGATCTAGCACTCCCAACTGTACCCGCACATCATGGCCATCAATGATACCTAATTTCACCTACTCTGCTCCTTTCATGCTCTGACGGGATTAGGTGACCGGCACTGAAAGCAAGTGCCAGTCACCTTAGTCACCTTACTTCCGCCCCCTTCTTGCCATTCCCAACGCTACTAAACCGACGATTAACAACAACCCCGCCAACCCGTTATACTCCTGACTTACACCCACCTCCCCAGCCGTTACAATGTCTGCACCTATCCCAATGCTCAGAGAGATAGACATCAGTGCCAGCACCAGCGCCACCATCCCCAGGAACCAACCACATCCCGTGCCACCACTACCACTCTGACTCACCTCAGCCTCCTTTGGCAGGTCTATAAGCTGTCCGTCTCCCACACCCCCAGACGCCATGTATGGCGTCTCTACCATATCCTCTCCCTGTACAGACGCCATGTATGGCGTCTCTACCATATCCTCTCCCTGTACAGACGCCATATATGGCGTCTCTACCATATCCCACACTCCCACACCCTGTCCTTACCTCTCCCGCACGTCAAGGTAAAACGTCCTATCCTCCGTCCTCGATGCTGCCGTTACAATCCGATTTGTCACCGCGTACACCTTCCCAACAGTCCCGCCACTGATCCAAATCGTCGTGACCGTCGTCGTCTTACTGTCACTCTCTTTGACAATGCCCGACTGCAACGTCCAGGAACTCGTGGAGATCGTGTCACCATCCAGCCAGTCTTCCCAGTCTATCGAATAGTCCAGCACCGCATCCGGATCCTTCGTAAAGGTCTTGCTCATTTCCCCTCCGCCGTCATGCTCCGATCCTCCAGATCAATCTCCCAACTCCGGCCCTCGTCCACCAACGTTGCTGTCCTGTTCTCTACTCTCAACGTCCACACTCGCTCGGTCCCACGCTCGCCGTACCTCTTCAACACTCCCACGAAACTCACTACACCGGCCAACACTTTCGCGATCTGCTTGCTGATACTGCCGGCCAGCCCCAACACCCCACCCATGCTCTTCGTGGTCTTCTTTGCCACAGTACCGGCACTTGTCAACGTGCCGGCCTTCGATGTCAGGACCCCCCTCGTGATCACTCCCGCCAGGCTCAACGCCCCCGCCATCGCCTTTTCTGCTCTTCCCACCAATGTGCCCGCTGGTGTCAATCCCCCACCATGGCTCTCGTAGTACGTCGTGCCGGCCGTGTACTCAATGTGCAGCTTGGCCGGGTTAGATGGACTGTTCTCGTAGTAGTCCGGGTAACAATACCCGGTTACTGCTCCACCATCGTTCTTCACCTGCACCATCACAGCATCGTTGCTTATGGTGTAGCTGTCCACTAATTCCTGAAAAACCGTGTTCAGAGATGGAGATCGATTGTATTGACTGACAGCCCAATCCCCATCCCAATCCACCCCTGCCGTGGTCAGTGTATCAGCATCGAACTCAGCAGCACTGGTCGGTGCCGCCGGATTGTCTTCGTCAACTCCCCAGACTTTGCGATCATTCTGGTCTTGCCCCCAGGTATTTGCATCATAGATGTCGATGTACGACGTTTCAATCGTCCCTGCAATCGTAACCCCGGTCCAACGGAAGAAAGCATGGCAATGGTAGTAACCTGGATCATTTTCGTAACCTATCATCCCATAGGTCTCGACGCTTGAAAAGCCATCTGTACCTGTATATCTGTAGCCGTCATCTCCACCCGCGTTCACGGTCTTGTCAACGGTCGGATCAAAGATCAGGTCACCTGGCTCCATACCGGCGAGCACGTCGCAGCGTACACCGATGAGCAGATAGTGGTTTCCGTCAGCGTCTTTCCAGAACCGCCTACGTAGAGGTTGCCCAGGAACCGGCTTTATCTGAGGCACCTTCACCGTGCCCACCGGGAGAAATGCGAGCAAACGGTCGAGCGCATCCCGTAGCTCTATGCTGTGTTCATCATCAGCAAAGTCCCCATCGATGTCCTGGAGGACGCCGTTGCGCAGGACCTTGGGAATGTTTGACCAATCCAGCTTGAAGACGAATCCGAAATAGGTCTCGTCTATCGGGGTTCCTGGAGGCCTGTTATCTCTGACCCACTCCCGTGCGGCCTGATTGACGATGATCTTTTCTTTGAGACGATCTCCGTTCGCTTGCCACTGGGCAGATAGGTCACCACCACCGGGAGTCTGCCACAGGTGCTCCCACTTCGCCACGGATTCTACGTTGATCGAGATCTCGGAACCTTCCGGCCCCAATGTTAAGGTGCCTGTCTGTTGTGATAGGTTGGCCCGGTCGTAATTCGGTGCGCCCCCAATGTCATCCCATCCACGTGTCGGCCAGTGCAGATACCCAACCCGCAGAAGACGAAACTTGAACCAGTGCTGGCCTTCCCTGCCTCCAAATCCTACCCAACCATCGGTAGGCTTGTTACCGGGCTTTCCAAGTGCATAGTGCCAGCCGGCTTGAGTCACCCTCCAGCCGTCAAGCTGAGCATTGTCCACTCGTACAGGTGAGCAATCGACCTCAGTGTCGTACACCTCTGAGTCTGGCCCCGCACCAGGGTAGTGAAGTGACATGCCGGTAACGTACTCGGCCAACCGCTTCGACCCATCGGCCCATGTCTTGCCACCCGGAACTCTAGCACCCTCTAGCTCGGCCCAAGCCATATCTTACCCGCCAGAACTTACGGTGAGATCGTAGGTAAATTGGATGCTGTCCCCGTTCACCACGTTGACTGCACTGAAAACGTGCCGATCCAGCAGAGTCGCCGTGGCTGCCGTGTTGAACAGCCCGTGCTCCGTGATAGCCTTCGTCGAGGTGTAACTTATGGTGCCAACCGATCTGTAAACTTTGGAAGAAGCCTCGGTCTGCGATCCCGTGGCCCTCGATTCACCATCGGTCGTCTCGATGTCCGTGTCGCCCGCCGCTGCACCGGTTGTCCCCACGCCCGAGTCATGGTACTTGAAGTCACCCCATACGGAGGTCTCGGTCTGCAACTGGTCCACCATCAGCTCGGCAAATGCATCGGTCACCAGCTTGCTGGACACCAGGCCATAGTCCACTACTGAACCATCGGCCCGTAAGAGCTTCAGCCGCAGAGTGCCCAGCATGTGATTCATCTTCAGCACTCGTGCCAATCCATGCCGCCACAACCCGGGCCACACGTTGGCGAAGTTCCGAATCTTCCACCACAGCCCTGGAACCTGATGCCTGATCTTCCGTAGCCCAATCTTTCCGCTCAAACCCACTTCACCACCTATAATTGACATCTACTCCCCTCCATCATTTGCTATTACCACCCCCAGACGCCCTGTATGGGGCCCTGTACAGACGCCATATATGGCGTCTCTACCATGTCCTTCTCCCTGTACAGACGCCCTGTATGGCCCTGTACAGACGCCCTGTATGGCCCTGTACAGACGCCATATATGGCGTCTCTACCACTTCCCTCTCCCTGTACAGACGCCCTGTATGGCCCTGTACAGACGCCATATATGGCGTCTCTACCGTATCCCACTCTTCCACTTGATCACATTCGCAGCCACACTTAATCCAGCCACAGCCGCCACGATGTAGGTCCAGAGCCGCAACAGATTCACGGCATACACTGCTATGGTGATAATCTGTTCTTGCCGCTCGCCACTCGTTGCAGCCGGCGTCATCCTCAATTCGGGTGGCACTACCAGGTAAAACGGAGCCGGCGTAGTCGTCGGCGTAACCGTGTACTTTACGGACATCGTTTCGGTCGGTTCCAGCGTAGGCGCTGGCGTAACCGTGTACTTTACGGACCTTGTCTCGGTCGGTTCCTGCGTAGGCACCGGCGTTGACGTTCTTGTTTCTGTCGGTTCCTGCGTAGGCACCGGCGTTGACGTTCTTGTCTCTGTCGGTTCCGGCGTAATAAATGTCTCATAAGCTGCCTTCCAGTGCACCGGCCCACACATCGCTGGTGGATCCGGCCAGTGTAGCAACTCCAACCCCCAGGACCCCACCGGAGCAGTTACGCCCCAGGCCTCAAAGCCTGGCGGATAGATGATATAGATTCTCAACGCATCCACGTGACCGGCGATCTCGATCCGGTAATCACCGTTGGCATCACTCATGGCCATGCCTGCGCCGGTCTGCGCACCGTCCACGATCCGGTTAACCCGAACCTCCGCTCCCTCAAGGGGGATATCCTCATAGACTGTCACTCGGCCATAGACAGTGTGATCAGTCACGGCTGCCGGACACGGGATGCCCCACTCCGGAGGCCCCTTAATTTCTGCCGGCCAGAAGGTGGGTTCTGGATTGCAACTGGGTTCGGTCAGGAGACGCTCACCCAACTTTTGATAGCGAAGGTCTCCAGACCGAGCGGCTGATGGCAAGAAGGGTTCGGTCAGGAGACACTCACCCAACGTCGGGAGACGCTCACCCAACGACAAGGGCATGGCTATAGCCACCAGCAAAAGCACCACTGTTACCCCCACACTCCCAGACGCCATGTATGGCGTCTCTACCATATCCCACACTCCCTGTACAGACGCCATATATGGCGTCTCTACCATATCCCACATTCCTACACTCCCAGACGCCATGTATGGCGTCTCTACCATATCCACATTCCCACACTCCCAGACGCCATGTATGGCGTCTCTACCATGTCCTTACTCTCCCTCTCCCTCTCTCCTCTTCTCCCCCTCGGTACTTCCTGGCCCTGGGCCCGTAGCCGCACCCCTTGGCTCTTTCATCTCCATCCGCCGCATTAACTCATTCACGTCTACTAACTCGCCTGCGAAACGATAAGCCATCCGCATCGCCGTTTCGTCGTCTACCCAACCTTGCTCTTTCATCACCGCCAGAGCCTCCACGATCGTCTTGCCGGCCTTGGCTAGCTTCTCGTTGTCATCCTTCGTCAGGTCCTGAACCTCATAGCTCAGCTTCAAATCCTGCCAGCCCCACCCGCGGCCAACGGCCCTGGCCCGGGCTACACACACCCTGACGAGGTCCATCAGCATCTCGCAGAAGAACAACTGCCGGTGGATGTAATGGCGGAACGTAGGATCGCCCATCTCCGCTGCCGTGGCCTTCGTTGCACTCTCCCCTTCGCTCAGGAAGTGAAGTGGGACTCCAGCCCCCACTGCAACCATCAGCCGAATAGCCTTGCCATCACTGGACGCATCCCATCCCTGGAGCTGGGGCTGCACCGTTTGCCACTCTTCGTTCTCGTCTGTAATCAAGATACTGCCAGGGGAGGGAGGTCTCGTGTACTGTGACCGCTTGGCCACTATCTGATCCCTGGTCGCGTTCTTCAACGTCACCTGCCACAGGAAAGCGTTCTTGTACTTGTTGGCCCTGACCCGGTCCTCCACCCATCTCTTGTAATGCGCCAGCCACTCCAGAATTGGAGCGAGATCCCCCTGGCCGCGTACACACCCGATGGGGCGGTTGATAGCATAGTGAACCATCACCTGTTTCACGGCCACAGATCCAGGAGCCTCCGCCGCCGTCCACCAGCGTCCCTCTAAGCCGACTTCCTCCTTGTTTTGGCCTGTAGCCGACCTCATCTCGTGGTAGCGAAGCTCTAATTCGTAATCGTTCGGGTCTGTCTCGATCTTGTCTATCCTCGACGCCGGCACTTCCCTGATATAGCTCAGCCCATCGGCCGGATTCGTCGACAACACCAGGAACAACTCCCCCGACCTGGTCAACTCGTCACACCAGCGATAAACGCGCATATCCAACCGGTTCCGCCTATGTTCCCACATAGAGTCGATGAAGTCCTGTACCCAGGGGACTCCGGAGAGCAGCCGTATTCCTGATCCCACAACGTAATCTGTCATCAGCGACACAACCCGGAAAGCCAAAGGGTTCGTGCGCCAGGCTTCGAGGGCATCCGAAAGCTCAGCCTGCTTCTCATGCCACTGCACGTCGTGTGGTCCTACCGCGCCGGCGATCTGCGCCCACCACTTGTCGTCGATGACTTTGACGGCCGCCCGCACCCGGCTATCAATCACATCTCCGAACATGAATTGAGCAACCCTGTCTCTAAGCCCCATCCCTCAACTCCCTCCCCAATGCTCTGATAGCGAAGGTCTCCTGACCGAGCGTTCTAATATTGATCTGAGATTATCCTTGTTGGTACTTGAGCAAGTCTAAAGGGTTCGGTCGGGAGACGCTCACCCAACGTCTAAAGGGTTCGGTCGGGAGACGCTCACCCAACGATTCCCATTGTTTATACCTCGATCCGCAGATTACACAGATTACACAGATTTTTATCGACATCTTTTCGCATCAGCTACCAGGTCAGCCTCAGCCAACGGGATCCTGCCTACGTAGACAAATAACTCTGCCGTCCTTACCCCTTTGCCCAGCAGCGGATTATCCCGCACGTACTCATCGAACGCAATCAGATCCTCCCACCCTTCCGGATCCTCACGCTTCACCTCCAGCCATTCTCTGGCGGTCTGGAGTGGGCAGCAGGCGCAGTGTGATCGGACCGGGACGGGTAGCCCGTGCTCCTCCAGGTAAGTGACACAATCCTGCCGGCTTAGTCCCTTCTCGAGGAGAGGATAGCGCTTGACTACGTAGGCTACGCGACTCTCGCTTTCTCGCTTGGCTTCGTCGGTTGTGATCCCGATCCATTGTTCGACGCTCCCTTTGGGCGGGTGAGGAGGATCACTCCTGTGATACCCCATCAACTCCCGCACCCGTCGACGCATAGGTCTGATCTTGTACTCTCTCGTGCACTGTCTTGTTAGTGGACCACCGGTGGTCCAGAGCGGGATGTGACGATGGGCTGCCGCTCCGTCGAGCTTCACGTCGTACTGGCCTTTGTGGGTCTCGACGTTGACTCCGTGATCTAGTAGCCAGGCGGTGTACCAGTCTCGACTGGCGATGGTTGGTTTTCGCTCCCACCCGGTGTCGATGTGGATTACGATGTCTACGGGTGGAAGGTCGCCAAGGGCTACCATGGCGGCCATGGCGGTGCTTTGGACTCCTACTCCCCAGGATAGAATTGTGATGGTTGGCTCCCCCTCCGTAGACGGAACGGGGGGGAGGTACAAGACGCGCCCACGAGAGGATATTCTACAGGACATCTTCGGCCTCGATGATGGCACTTTCCACGTAGACTCCCGCCGCCTCGTCCAGGAGCGAGCAGAGCGATGCACTGATCAGCAAATCATCATGCACCAGCGGATCCCACACACCCCATCTCATCCGCTTGCCAGGGCCATCGAGGATCTCGTAGTCTGCTTCCCCTACCTCCCGCCAGAACTGAGCATACTCCGGAGAGCCGTCATCTGCATGATCCTTGAAACGCCCCGTGTCACACACCGCCAGGAAAGCCCACCCAAGGTCCGATTTGCTCTTGCTGCTGAACACGAAGGGCATCACCTTCCCGGGCATCGTAGCCTCCAGGAAAGACGTCATGCCGGCACCAACTCCCGTGGCATCACACACCACCCAGTGTGCCCTCCAGACGTTCCGAGCCAGGTCTACAATCTTGGCATAGAGCTTCACGTGCTTCACCCCGCGCCACCAGTAGCGATTCACCACACGATACGAGGGAGCTCCGATCAACGGGTCTCCACAGGTAGAGCGGTCCACCTCCACCACCGTTACTGCCGTGAAGTCCCGCCGGCCTAACACCATCCCCTGTACAGACGCCATATATGGCGTCTCTACTATATCCTCCACTTCCTCGTCTTCGCCGGCGACGTCCACCAGGAGGGCGTATTCATGCCCTGGCACTCCCGCATCGATCCGCTCGTGATCGCCCCGCATCTGAGCCTGGCGATCCCTGGGGAACATCCCACCCTCGCCATCGATGTCCTCCAGGAAGTACTGCGTCTTCACCAGTGGGTGATTCCGCCCGAGACGTTGAATCTCTCCCCGCACATACTCACCGTAGGCCGGGACCTCCTCCGCCACCCGCTCCCAGGGAACCAGAAAGACCCGCTTCTGCCCATCCTGGTGCTCCAGCCTTCGAAGGGCAGCTATGGTCCGAGCCAGCAACGTCGTGCTGGTCCATGCCGTGCCCCACAGCACCGTCACCACGTTCGTGGAGGCCCCCATGGGCCTGAAATCCTTGCTCCACTTGGACTCCAGTACCTCCTGGGCCTCGTCACACTCCAGGAGGATGTTAGCGGTCGCGCCCACCACGTTAGCACCTGGCTGAGCAGAGAAGAAGACACAGCGAGCATTACCCAGCCTCGTCATGTAGCCTTTCTCCCTGTGATACCGGCCTATGTTCCAGCGATTGTCGAGGCAGGTATCCAGTCTCATGATGCTGTTGATGGTCTGAGGCTTGAACGTAGGCGATGCCTTCACGATGAACCCGCCCACCCTCTGGAACACGTTCATCAGGTAGGCCTCGAGCTGTGCCGCGGTTTCGTTCTTGCCCGCCTGGCGGCTCATCATCACTGCGTAAGTCCCCCCTCGTTTGCCCAGCACTGCCCGCGCGATCTCCTGCGCCACCTCTACCTGATAGCCCCTCAGTGGCCGCCCGATCACGTGCCGGCTGAACCGTCCCACGTCCGATAGCCACGCACAGGCCAACTCAACGAATCTCCTACGCTTATCGTCCCGCTCGCTCAAACTTCAACCTCAATCCGCTCATCCAGGAGATCCAACACCTCGCAGAAAAGTCCTTCGATGACGTCACCGCTGCCACCGAGAGCATCCCTGGTCTTCAACATCCGCGCGATCCGGCTGCCAATCTGACCTATCAAAGCCAGATACTTCAGCACTTCCACCGGTTCACCGGCCTCCATCCTTGCCATCATCCAGCGATCCACGGCATCACGTCTCGAAGCCAGCAGTGCGATCTCATCATCCAGCGTGGGCACTACACGGATCTCGACCCTTCCCCCCTGGTCCACCGGGGGGGAAGGAGGGAGGGCCACGCCATAGAATCCATGCTTAACGGCGTTTGTGTTTCCCCTGGGAGCGCCGACTTTTGCGCTCCTGGAATGTGATGCGCACAGGTTCTCGCCCTTCTTCGCCCACGCCCGACATCCTGGATACGCGCATTTTTTCTTGTCTGGATTTCGCGCCATACCATCGCCCCCACACTGCTCTCATCACTCCAAACGCCAACTTGTACACCGTCACCCCCTTGTTTCGCAACCCTCCCGCAGGTTCTTCCTCGTGACCGCCTGTGAGCGAGCAAGGACCCCAATGAGCCAACATTGCACCTGTCGCGCTAGAAACCTGCGGGAGGGTTGCCTAAACCTTGCACTTGCTTTCTCTGCCCGCTTGCGTTATAATTAGAGAGTATTTCGTGTTGTGTACACAATCTCATAGCGATCTGAGAATCCACCGCTCTGTAGAGAAAGGAGCAACCAGATGGCAACCACTACCGGTAGACAGTCTGTTATGCGTGTACTTTCCCTCATCGCCGTTCTCACAGTCCTGGCATTCCTGCCCATGGCGAGCCTGCCAGACACTGCATCGGCGTCCAATCATTCAACTGACTTCGGCGCAAGTATTCCCGATCACCCGGGCGTGTCCATTCCTGTCAGCTTGGCTGTCTTCGACTGGAGCGTTCCCGTCAACGTCTCCAACAGCGCAAATGGCTCTACTCACGCCAGCGCCGCTGTGGACCCCACGACCGGAACCGTACATCTGGTCTGGCAGCAAGAATCCAGCGGGAGGAGAGAGATATTTCATGCCTTTCAAACTCCCGGGGAACCTTGGAGCACGCCCGTCAACGTTTCGAATACCGAGGGTAACTCCGAGCTTCCCGACCTGGCCATAGACAGTAGCGGCAGGCTGCACCTCGTCTGGCAGGACAACACTCGCGCAGCCTGGGACATCTACTACGCGTCTCTGCCCCCTGGAGGCGCCTGGAGCGCATATCTGGATATCTCGAGAGCGCCCCTCACCGCCGTTTCCCCGTGCATCGCAGTGGATGGGAGCAACAACGCCCACGTGGCCTGGTCTAATTCGGACCCCACCAACTGGGAGATCTACTGCGCCAGCAGGCAGGTTAGTGGAACCTGGACCGCACCCGTGAATGCTTCCGGCACCGGCGGTGACTCCCAGGATCCGAGCCTGGCCACGGACACCTCGGGGAAAGTGCACCTGGTGTGGCGCGACCGCGTGTCCGGCAACTACGAGATCTTCTACGCCAGCAGAGAGCCAGGTCAGGCCTGGACTTCGCCGGGCAACATCTCTTCCAGTACCGGAGATTCCAATAAGCCCGCCATCGCCATCAGCCCTAACGACGATCCCCACGTAGTATGGGTGGACAACTCCGCAGGCAATTGGGAGATCTTTTACACTGCCCACATCGCGGGAAACCCCTGGCAAGCCTACGTCAATGTCTCCAATTCGACCGGAGGCTCGGACTATCCCGATGTGGCCTTCGACATCGCGGGAGCCATGCACGTGGTTTGGTACGATTACACGCCGGGCAACAATGACATTCTTTACACCTATCGTTCGCCGGGCGGGAACTGGATGGGCCAGGAGAATATCTCTGGCAACGCCAGTGGATCCACCAATCCATCTCTGGCCGTGGATCCCCTCGGCTTCCTCCACGTAGCCTGGGAAGACGATACGCCCGGAAGGCTTGACATCTACTACGCCAAGCATCTGGGCTCGCTGGTAACGCCGACTCCGACCGTCGAACCGACTGCGACAGAAACGCCATGGTCCGCGCCCACTGAGACTCCCACCGAGACCCCTACCTCGACACCGTCCATCAGCCCAACGGCCACATTCACAGCGACGCCCACGGCCACGGAGACGCCGTCGCCTACACCAACGCCGACCATCACATTGACTCCCACTCCTCGCTCCTACCGCACGACCCTCAAGCAGGGCGTGGATGATTACACAGGGACCACTGACACCTGGATCAATTCGTGGCTGTCGGATGGCAACTACGGTGACCGGAAGGACATGGCCGTCCGAGCCAGCGATGTTCAGGCCTCCCTCGTTCGCTTCGATCTGTCGGACGCCTTCGTCAGCCCTAACGTGGACGTGCACGAGGCCGTGCTCTCCCTCTACGCTCTCAAGCACAGCAACGACAACCCCCTGCAGATTTCGGCCCATCAGGTATTGCTCCCGTGGGAGGAGATGGAAGCTACCTGGGATGAGTCCGAAGATGGTGTGCCCTGGTTCTCCCCGGGCTGCAACAAGGGAGGCCAAGATGTAATCCTCCAGCCACTGAGCACAGTCTCGGTGACCCATCTGGACGACTACTTCGATTTCGACATCACCGATGCAGTACATGCCTGGGCCCAAAACCCTGAAAGCAACTTCGGAGTGATACTCAGGGCCAATTCGCAAGTGCAGGTGCGGTACGACTTTGCATCTTCCGAGCATCTCGTCACAGCCAAACACCCCCAACTGCGCATCATATACTCGGTGCGCTACGCGACGCCGACGCCTCCGCCGACGTACACCCCACAGCCTACTTATACATCGCAACCGACTTTCACTCCGCAGGCAAGTCATACGCCTCTGCCAACCTTGACGGGCCAGCCCACTTACACACCTGGTCCGACTTACACGCCGCGCCCAACCTACACACTTGGTCCGACTTACACGCCGCGACCAACCTACACGCTCGATCCCAGCATCACTCCCACGGTAACCAATACACCAACTTTCATGTATCTACCCATTATCTCCAAGTAG